AACACAAGACTATTAAAGCAGGGGCAAGTCCTGACGGCTTAGTAGGTAGTGACGGACTCATAGAGATTAAATGTCCAAATACTGCCACTCATATTATGACCCTACTATCTGAAGTAGCACCTAAGAAATACTACGCTCAGATGCAGGGGCAGATGTGGATTACTGGTCGTAAATGGTGTGACTTTGTTAGTTATGATCCTAGACTTGACCCTAAAAGAGCAATCTTCATTACTAGGGTTGAACGTGATGATGACTATATAGAGTCACTTGAAGATGCTGTACTAGACTTCTTAGAAGAAGTAGACGAGTTAATAACACAGTTGGAGGGCATGAAATGACAGACAAGATAAATATAGTGGGTTATGGGCTGTACATAATTGGTGGAAAAGTTTACAACAGCGAACACCAAGAACTTATATCAGGTCGAGAATGGTACGACAGGTTTGTTAGAGAGTATCACAATAAAGCAGACTGGATAGCTGGAGACCCCGTAATGGGTGATGATGCTGAACACGACGTATTGCTTGCAGCTAAGTTAGCGAGTAACCTATGAGTAACAAATTCCAAGTACCAGCCATACTAGAGGGCGTTACACCGCTTAAAGATGGTGGGGTCAGCCTGAGATTTCATACAAATGAAGTAACTAAAGCTGACAAGGTGATGTTAATGGAATACTACCAGACATTTGGTTGGTTACTGTTTCAGGCTAACGAACACCAGGAGTCCGAGATACCCAAAGAACTAGCCAAGCGAGATACAGGGCAATCACCAAGCCAAAGACTACGAGCCGTACTGTTTGTTATGTACAAGCAGATGGATGTTAGTAGCGACTTTGAAGTTTGGTATAGCCAACAGATAGAGAAATTTATAGATCGTGTAAAGGAGAATTTAGCATGAACGTAAGCCAAAGAGTTGAATCAATATTAAAAGCATCAGTAGATGCCAGGAACTCTGACACCGAACTACTTATTATATATATGCTCAAGAGTGGTATGGAGTTGACCCCAAAGCAGATAAAGGCATTCAAAGAGATGCCAAGTATGGAAACAATAACAAGAGCAAGGAGGCAACTACAAGAACAAGGTAAGTACGAAGCTTCGGAAGAAGTAAACGAAGCACGTTATGAAAAGATGAAAGAATTTCAAGGCGAGTATGCAGACGCAAATCGTCAATTAGCAAAATTAGGCTACCGCATAGTAGAGGAGGGTTAGCATGGGTAACACTAAAGCTGGAGGCATAAAAGTAGCCGAAACAAATAAACGACTTTACGGTGATGACTATTATGTAAAGATAGGAGCGTTAGGTGGCAAGATTAAGAACAAGAACAAAGGCTTTGGATCTAACCGAGAACTAGCTAAGATAGCTGGCAGTAAGGGAGGCAAAAAAAGACATGAAGTATGATAGCAAAGCCATTGTATTCATAAAGAGCGTTATAGAAGTAATTGGTTTTGCACTAGTAGTTTTTATGACAGCTATAATAATGAGTTGGGTATTTGTACAGACTTACGAACTACTGTTTAAGCCACTTCCTGTTGATGCTGCGACCATGATGGGCAAACCACTAAGTATTGATCTATGCGACTTAGCTAATGATGATGGTCTGATAGCCTTAACGCCTGTTTCATGCTTAGAGGTAGTGAATAACTATGGAACTCAAACAACTATAGACACTAATCAATTACAAGGGAGTAGAAATGAGTAAGATTGTCGTAGAGTACGATACTGAAGAATTAAAAACGCTTATTACAGAATTACTTACCGAAAGAGTCATTAGACAAATGCCGAAAAGTACAAAGATTGACATAGCAAAGTACGCAGCAGAAACAGCTAGAAAAACAATAGCAGAGAATCTAGTTAATGATATTCAAAAAGATGTAATGAATGCCTAAAGGAGCAACCAATGAAAATTAACTACATACACGATAATCCGTACAGAACATTTGAGACTGACCGCCTACAAGACCAAATAGAAGAACTAGAATGTCACATTATAGACACAGTAGATGACCCTAGAGTAAATGAAATAGCTAGAACCCATAAGTTCTTAGCAGAAGTAGCGTTGTTTGAGAGGATAATGTAAGACTTGGCATTAGGTGACTTTAGCGAAATTTGGCTACCTATGTAAGCCCAACAGGGAGTGCCGTCTACGAAAGTAAAACTGGAGAGGTTTGCGGAAGTTTCCTCTCCCACTCCCACTAAAATTTATCCCATTAGTATAACTGGTACATTACATGGCGAAGTCTAGACTAGCCAAGACTCAGGTTCGATTCCTGATATGGGACAAAATTAAGAAAGGAACAATAATGTTTAAGGAAGAATATACTAACTTAGTAAGTAAGCAATCTAATGATAGTAAGGATAAGGTATGAGTAGCTTGCTTGATATTCTTAATACAGTTAATAACGCCTTGGCTGACGACTCAGGCTTTGATTTGAGCGAACTAGATAAAGCAGTAGCAGAGATGCACCTTAAACTCACAGAACCAGAGTGGGCTATTGAAGACGAGGCATTGCGTGAAGAATGTCAAAAGCTTGTAGTGCAATGGGCAGCCCAACGCTACCTAGACGGAGTTACCGACTTGGAGCTTGATAAGCCGTTAGCTGACACTGATGTTGCTAATCCGCCCACCCCTACCGATACTAATACAAGCTTTAAGGAAGAATTAGAGAAGCTTGAGGTAGAGTTCCTGCATGGAGTACCCGTAAAACTGCCACCAGCCACAATCACCTCAATCATAAACCTAGTAGATAAAGAAGTAATAGGCTCAGACCAGAAAATGCCACCCAACAGTGGAATGTACCCAGACACCTTTGGGATTAGAAACTCACTCAGAGCAGAACAGCGAGCAATAATAAGGGGGAATGATGAGACACCAGCATAAATGGCACAGAGTAAGTGAAGTATGGCTACATTGTATGGGCTGTGACCATTGGAAATCAATAAGGAGCAATAGATGAGTGATATAGATAAGTGCAACTGCAAACCTTTTAGTGAGGGAATAATGTATACAGGGGATTGCCCAATTCACCAAGCCAAAATGACTTACATAAGCCTTAAAAAACTATTAGACGAACACCCAGAACTAAAAGCCAAGCTTGAAGCACTTATACAGGAACAAGTAAGGTTAGAACTCGAAGCAATACTAGATATTGAGGGCGGTACAGTCGATGCTTGGGCATCACCAGCATACCAACATATATTAAACCGTATTGAAGAACTTAAAGTATTGAAGAGCTTAAAGGGGAGAAATAAATGACACCAGATAAATTAAAAGACGCAGAAGTAGCACGATGTAAAGTGTTAGCCACTAAACCAAAGGATAGTAAATGAAAGTTGGACAAGTAATTCAATATTTGTGGAACGGTAAACTAAAGTCAGGTAAGATAATCTCCTTCAAGCACGGAGTACCTAATGTAAAAGAAATAAAGCTTATTGACAAATAGCTTATGCTTATGCTAAAATAAGGTTGTTAATCTAAAAGAAAGGCAACGATGACAAACTTTAGCAAATGGCAAGTAATGGCAATGATCGCATTACCACTTGCTTTAACAACAAATCCAATGTTAGTAGAGATATTTTGGGAATGGTATAAGCTACTATTCACAGGCATATTTATTATTACAACGGCTTATTTGGTAGTGTTCTTACTATACAAGGTTCTTAAACCAGAGAAGTTAAAAGTACCTAGTAAAGCAAAAAAAAGTAAAGTCAAGTCTAGCGAATATATTTCAGAGTAGTATAATTGTAGCTACTTTAACAAAGGAGTATACGGCTATTGACTGATAAGCGACCATGCCACCGTTATGATTTTACTTACTAATGGAGTCTCGATTCCACATCAGCAAGCAATAATAACTTTAATTGAAAAACCACCTGCAATAGTTCAACAGGTTAAACCAGAACTAACAGTAGAGGAGAAGATAAAACTCAATTACTACAAGTGCGATACTAATATTCAATATATAAGGGCTGACAACGCCACCTGTTTGGCTAAACCTGTCCAAACGCCACAAACTACTACTAAGGCTCAAAAGCCTGTGAAAAGCTCTCAGAATAGCTCAGTATCAGTAAATGGGAACAGCTATCAACCTGGACAGTGCGTCTGGTATGTAAAGAACCTCAAACCTGAGATTCCGAACGGCTGGGGTAATGCTTCTAACTGGCTATACGCAGCACAAGCAGATGGCTGGGCAACAGGAACAGAGCCTAGAGTTGGGGCAGTTGGCTGGACTAGTGGTCATGTAGTTTACATAACTGGAGTCAACTCAGACGGAACAGTAAACTATACCGACATGAACGGTAACTGGATTCCTTACGAAGTAGGATCTGGTACTGTATCAGCTTCTAAATACCAGTATATCTATTAACTCTTGTATAACTTATCCTTTATTATTATGCCCTCATTAGTAATTGGTATAAGACTTGGTACTTCTACGTCACCAGATCTAACTACCATTCCTAAGACTGTTTGCCAGTCATGAGTTTGTCGTAAGACGTTACCTTGTTCTGTTTGTGAATATTTACCACTTGGTACTTTATTCATATCTGCGAACGTGCCAACTTCCATTCCAAAAATAGTTTTTTGACTACGCCCATCCTTAAATGTTCTGTAGACTATGCCAGCTTGGTGAGTATGACCATGAACAAAATTTACTGTTTCTTCTTTTATTTCCTTTACTGCTACTAGTCCTGATGAGCTAGTTCTTCTACCATGATAACTTTTTAGAGTGTCAGAGTGCCAGTATTCACTCTCTGGATAGCCAGTAACATATTCAAAACCTAGTTCTTCGGCTCTTAGTAGATAGCCTAAAGTAAGCACTCCTAGTTCTTTGTGCATACCACCACGTCTTAGCCCAAGTAATTCTCCGTTATAGTTACGGATTTGTTTTTCTAAGCGAACATTGTGATTACCCTCATGGACTACTATGGAAGCATTGGGAGCGTTTGCTTTAACCTGACTAATTGTTTCTACAAAACTATCTATACCTGCTTGAGTCTGACCAGCCCACTCTTGCTGACTTTCAAATCGACTAAATAAAGCGTTGTCTAAGTCGTCACCAATAAAAGTTATTCGGTCTGGTTGATACTCTAGGATTGCCAACATAGCTAAATCTAATTTGCGTTGATCGTGTGCAGGATGATGAGTATCGCCAAAGAAAAACTCTACTTCAGCATCACGTTCTGGTTTAATACGTTTGGTTGGTCGAATTGTTGTAGGAGCTGACTGTGATATAAAAACACGTTCTACGTCCTCTGTGTGGTCATAGGAATGTAATGTAGTATGTACCCACTCCCCTTTTTCTCGGTCAAATGCTCCAGCTTCCCAGCTCTTTTGTGGTTTATCCATTTCTCCACTCGCCTCCCTCTCCTATTTTGTATTTGAATAATGTATTACCATTAAGTATAATTAACTCATGAATATTAAAATTAAACCTGGCGATAAGATTAGTAATTGGACTTGTGTTGAAACAAACGCTACTCCTAATTCGCCTAAAGGTATTTTTGAATGTGTGTGTGGCACTACTAAAATAATTAAAAGACAGTCGGTTTACGACGGAATTAGCAAGTCTTGTGGGTGTCTTAGAAGTACTAATCTTTATAATACTCTTAATAAAACCCCTTTTATAAGAAGAAAGTTTGAGTCCGAATACAATATCTGGCTGGGTATCAGACAACGTTGTTTTAACAAAAGCTGCAAAGCCTACGGATATTACGGAGCTAGAGGTATTAAAGTTTGTGAGCGATGGAACAGTTTTGAGAACTTTCTCAATGACATGGGAGCAAAACCTAGTGATAATTACTCCGTTGAAAGAGTAGATAACAATAGTGATTATTCCCCTGATAATTGCATCTGGGCTACTCGAAGCCAACAATCTAATAATAGAAGAAGCAATCGACAAATTACATATAACGAACAGATATATACATGTAAACAGTTCGCTGATTTTCTGAATGTTCCTGTTGCTAGAATGTGGGCTTATCTCTATAAGCTCGGACATACTCCCGAAGAAGCTGTTGCTAGATATAGCTAAATTATATACGCCATTCACCATTTTCACCTCCTAAATAATATTCAAATTCTGAGTCATAGTTCTTTAATAAGAGGTTGCCTATCTCTATAATGTCCTTCTCTGGGACTTGAAACTTACCGAAGTCCTTCTCCCAATACTTCATGTCTTCGTCTGTTGGCTTATCTGCGTTAATCTCAAAGAAGTTTCTGTGCCTCATATCTTCAGACAATACACTGAAAGCACCTTCCCCTAGTATCTGGTCAAACCTTTTTCTCCATAACCTAAAGCCCATAGAGACTTCGTTTTCGTTCGTATAATGTTCGTAAAAAATATGGTCTACTGCTTCGTATGGGGAGTTATGGGTGTACAGGTCAGTATTGGACGGTCTTATTTCTACACGTCCTGAGTCAGTTTTTATTACTAAGTAGTAACCTTCTTCATCTTCTAGCCAGGGTAGGCGTATCTCTGGTTCACGTTCGCCACGTTCCATTATGTTACATCCCAGGATATTTTGCCTAAGAAGCGAAGTATCTCATCTCTACGTTGTTCTACTGCTTGTCGTTCCTTGTTTATCTCAGCTTGTCTTTCCGATATGTCGGCTAGCTGATTGTAAACTAAGTTTAATTCTATGTTGGCATCATATTCTGGTGTAGTCATCTTCTATAGTCTCCACTTAAATAGTCATATTGTTTAGTAAGGTTTTCTTCTATGTTGTATAGTCGTCTATCGTTAGCCCAGACTATTCCCCATTCTAGCCCCTCAGTACCCTCTAACTGATAGGCATGTTCTTGCATGAATTGATACAGATCGTGTAATTGGTCAGAACTAGGTTTTGGTGGTGGCGATACAGCAACGTGTAGTTCTCTATGGTCTACTGCATTAGCCTTAATAATAAAAGCGGCAAGATTTCTTACTCGCCGCTCTATAGGTGTTTTGTAGTTTTTTCGCTCGAACCAGCAGTGGTGATTATTGTACATCACTGGCTCGTGTTCCATTACTGTTGTTCCTCGAAAAATGATTCAGGTATTACACCCAAACCACCGCCCCAACCGTCACCTGGTATAAATACTCTATCGGCTTCTTTCTCGGCTGCTATGCCCTCGTCTACTTCTTGCTGATACTCGTATAGTTCTAGTACGTCTTTACTACAAAGTAAGGCACTTCTACCGATCTTTGCTCCTAGATTTATTATCTGTACGTCTGACCATTCTCTATCTGCTAAGTGTTCTACGAGTTTTTCGTAGTATTCATCACGTGCCATACTGCCCCCTTATGAAGTTGCTATTATTGCGTTCCATGCTGCTGCTAGTCCAGCCGAAAAAGCTGCTACTACTAAAGACTTCACTCCGTTCCAGTCGCTTATCAGCACAATACCAGCCGCTAAACTTCCAAAAAACGCTTGTACGAAAGTTTTGATGGTTCTTACTAGTATGTCATTCATAGTTTTATTTCCTTTCCATTAACGTAAACCTTATTAAGTTGCTTGCCTTGTACGTTGGCAGTAGTTTTGCGAATTGTTTTAACTATCATTTGAAAATTCTTCCTAGTAAAGCTTGGATAGCTTTTACGATAGAGTTAGTTTCTTTAATTGCTGCTGAGTCCTCATCTGAGATACTGACTGGCACTTCCTTGATAACTTCTTTCTCGACAATCTTTTCTACTTCTTTTATTACAGTTAAAGGTGGTTTGTTCTTCTCGTTAGCTAGAGCTACTTTTAGGTCAGCTATTTGCTTTTCTACTGCGGTCTTGTTGGCTTTAGCCCATTGTCCAAGTGCGTAGTAGTTATCGGCTTCTGGGTCGTCAAGCATAGCTTCTAACATTCTTAAATCTGTATTACCTACGAAGAACTTATTAAATTCATCTCTTGACATAGCTCGACCTCTAATTCTGGTCATAGCTTTGTTGTATCTACCGTAGTAGTTATCTGCGTTTGGTATCACGTTTGCTCCTCCTGCACTTGGTGTGCTTACTTGATATACCCCTCTTGGGTTAATAAAACCTCTATATCCGTTATTCATATCTGGATTTAAAGGTCTAGTTCCTGCATGTAAATGTGGTCCTGTAGTAAAGCCTGTGTTGCCTGAATATCCAATAAGTTGACCCTCATTTACTTTTTGTCCTGCACTTACTAATCTTTGGTTTAAGTGCATTAGCCAGTGTTCATACTTGCCTGACATGACAATAGTTTCACCTGCTGCGAATCTACCACTCTTAGGGTCGGTAACTCCGTTTGCTGATTGTAAGATTGTGCCTGACTCTGGAGCGTAGACTGCTGTACCGATAGAAGCGTTTAAGTCGATACCATGATGACCTTTTAAGCCGAATTGAGAATAATCAATAGCTGTGCTACCGAACTCTTGGGTAACTGATATGGAGTTAAGTGGCCATCTCATCATTTGCCCCTAAGATATTCAACTACTATAAAAGTAAGGACTGCGGTAAGAATGGCTGTAGCAGTTGGGTATATCCAACCTATTAGAGTTCGGCTTTTTTTTAAGTCCTGTATGTCGTTTCTAAGTTCTTCTATTTCGTACTTGAGAGCGGCTGATTCTTCTTTAGTGACGTACTTGCCCTCAAAGTTAGCTAGTTGAGCTTTAATCTCTGCTAACTGATAGTAGATGAGTTCTGCGTTTATTCTGGTAGGTACTTTTTTGTCGTCCATATCATTTACACGTAGTTAAATTCCGCTGTATATTTGACTGGTCCTCTCGCACCTACTACCTCCCATGTTTCAATACCAGATGCGGTAGGGATTTGAGCAGCAGGATTAAAAGTTGCTTGTGCTGGTAAAGAGATATTTACTGAATTATAACCGCTGCCTAATGAGGCACTCACTGATGCGTGTGTATAAATCATAAAACCGAGTTCATGACTATATGAATTGTTTGTTGTTGGTAAATAGGTTGTGTTCCTCAATGTAAAAACTGCTTCTATAGTTCTTGAAACATTTGATCTTTGTATATATGTACCTTGGTGAACTATTTTCCAGTTGCCTATCGGCACAACTAAGGCAAAATTAGATGAACCTGACCAGGTATCTATAGCACTAATAGATATTCCTGTTGTAGTACCTCTAATCGGTACTTCAATGGTCCATTTACTTCGTTCTTTAGGAAATCCATAAGGAGTGTCTTGGGTCGAATAGTACATGCTTGATACTCCACCACTTGTAGGGATAGCGTAACCCTCTGGTACTTGTACTGTAAGAGTAGTGTTGGTTGAGAATGTATTAGCGGTGATTATTCCGTATTCAGTAGCGTTGAATGGTGAGTCAGTTCCGTAAGTAGCTCCACCTGAAGCTGTAAGGTCGTTAGCGTTGGCTGTAACGTCTGTGGCTGCTCCGTTAAAAGTAAAGCCTGAAACTATTGAAGGAGTTGAGCTAGAGATAGTCTGTGAAGCCATAGCCTTGATTTGTGCGTCAGATAGACAAGCTGAGTGAACAGAGGCTTGAGCTATTTTGCCGTCAAGTGGGCTAGTTCCTGCTGATTTTAATGCACCAACTACTAAGGCGGTTGTTCCCTGCACTAAAGCTGTAGCTGTTCCAGTAAGTGTGTAGGCTCTAGGCACTTCCACTCCGTCTATCCAAATCTTTTGAGCCGAAGTATCACCAGCAGTCATGTCTATACAAGCTGCAACGTGTACCCATTTGTTTAGCGGCAGAGATTGGTAGCTTTGAATCTTTTTGTTATTTGACGCAATCCTTAGACCCAGCAATACTAATGTGCCATCAACTTCAACCCCAAAACTCCAGCCTTCAGTATCGGCATTTCTTCGGGCTATAATTCCACTAGAGACATAACTCTCTAACTTAATCCAAGCTGCACAAGTAAATGTAGTAGTAAAAGAAATTCCACTGGGTGAAGTCTTAGACCAATACTGTGAACTACCACTCTCTAAGTCTGTACATTGAGTAGGAGGTGTTACTGTTCTAGCTAGTTTTAGGCGCATACCGTTAGATACGGTGTCAGTTAGGTCGTTGGAGTTGAATGTAAGGTCGTATGAGCGGTTGCCATTGTAGGTTACGGTGTCTGGAGTTGGAACTCCTGTTTGCCAGCCCTCTGAGGTAGCACCATTTACGATAAATTCGTCTGCTGTGACTGTAGTTGCTGTGATGTTGGAGTGAGTTCCGTCTTGGTTGTGTTCTGTAAGTATGCCGTCTATAAGTTCGTTATGGGCGTAAGCTGAAAGTGGTATGTAGACTTGAGTGGTTGATCCTGCTGCATATACTTGGTCTGAACCGTAAACTGGTACAGCGTTTATAGCGAAAGAAGTTCCTGATGTTACTGTTGCTGACCATTCTGTGTAAGTTCCTGCTACTAGTTCACCTGCTGAGTCTACTTGTCGTATTGCTATCACTATACCTGTATCGGTAGGGTGGTTAGTAGTTGCACCAACTGTAATTGATGTAGCCGATAAAGCCTTACCTGGGGCTGCAAGAGTTGTTACTGTTCCTGCTCCAGTTTTCTTAAACATATCTGTTTGTGCTGCTGCCATTATGCTGTCTCCTTGTTTGAAACATATCCTCGGCAGGGCAAAGTCTCATTATTGTTTATTATACTATATTTCATGTTATGAGCCAATTTCATTTAAGTGTGCATAATTGCCCCACTTTTCGATAGCCTTCTGATTATACGCTTCGGCTGCTTCTTCTTTATTCATAAACGATCCTATATATCTACCAGCAATTTGAGCTATCCATTTTTGATTTTTTACATGCCACTTAACTCCTTTATAACCAGTTTTATTAGTTTTGGGAGTTCTCATATTGCCTTTATTTTGTGACGGAGTACACAATCTTAAATTACCTGAAGTGTTATTAAGTTTGTCGTGGTCTACATGGTCTACCTCTAAGCTCGGAAGCCCCATAACATACCTATGTAGTAGTACGTCTCCAGTATCGCTTACAATGCCATGAACGTAGCCATTTTTGCCTTTACTCCAATAGTATTTATCTAAGTAGGCATACTTTTTATCAACTATAGCGTATCCGTCTTTTGCTTCTATTCCTAATGGTATTCTAGCTATAGATCCTTCAATTATTGCTGGTCTTTTATCGTATACTGTTTTATACACACTTCCTGTTCGTAAAACCTGATAGTAATGCCTACCACACATTTGCTTGGCGGTGGTAAGTGATTCGCACATGTGTATGCTACATACTTTTTCTTTGTTCATGTCAACTCCCGAAGTACGATCTTGGTATCTCTATACCATCAGTTTGTGTAGTAGATAGGTAGTAGTCGCAATCTGTCGTATCAGTAATTACTTCCCAACCTAGTTGGTTTACAGTTTCGTCTATTTCCAAAGTGACTACGGCTACACCAGTTGAGGTATAATCTATCGCCTCTACGTCACCTGAGTATAGGGCTGGTAATGCTCCGTCTGACCACTCCATATCGTTCCAGCTAGTAAATGAAGAAGTCTGAGTAAATGATTCAGATGCTAGGGTATCTACTGCTCCATCTTCGTTAAGACCAAAAGAATTGACCTGTATTGTACCTGCTGGTTGCAAAAACTTGAAGCGTTGTTCTTGGATAGCACCCATTGTCATTCCTGAGTCTGACCAAACCATACCCTCGTGAGCTACTCGACTCCTGAAAGCTACACCGTTATCTTGTGTGCCTACCGACCTAGAGAACTCTAGTACATTAGTGCCGTCATAGATACAAAGGCTGATATTGCCTGATACGTTGTTCTCAGATAGCCACATGAATTGTGCCGAGATAGTCCAGGGCATAATCCATATACCACCCCTAGATAGGTCTTTAACCCATATCTGGTTGTTAGTGTCTGCACCTACTGGCAAAGACCAGTAAATCTTATTTTCGTAAACTAGTCCACAAGAGTTACTCATAGCTGCCAAGTTAAGTCTTTGTACGTCTGGAATAATGTCATTAGATACTGAGTTAGTAGATAGAATATTCTGTACATTGGCTGTAGTTCCAGTAGATTTGAAGTCCTGTCCTGTTGGATACCATAGTGAGTTGTTGGCTTCTACTACTGCCATAGCTGATACTGTTCCAGCTTGACCGTTAGCTTCGTTTACATTTGGTACGTTTATTGTATTGCCGTCAAATACAGTAGTCGTGAATACTACATGGTGCATCTTACCTGCCCCTGCTATACCACGAGATAATACTGTTACGGCTGGGTCACCTTTACCTGTTCGGAAAGAACGGACTGATTGTGGCGTTGTGTCACCACCTGAGTTTATGCCTACGTTACCACCACCGTTAAATGGTGAGAAGTCACCAGTTGAGCCAGCACCACCGTCATACCATAGGTAATCTAGGTTGTCTACGTCGCCTACTCCGTATAGTTGACCGTCTTTGTTCCACATATAAGTAAGTATTGGACCTTCAGTAGAGTTCCCTGCTGGAGCTATAACAAGTGCATTAGGTGTAATGGTGTTGTCGTCTCGATAAGTTAAAGCTGTTGTAGATGCTAGAAATTGCTCATTCCCTGCTACATCGCCTACATATACGTTATATGAAGAAGCACCTGCTACTGCTGACCAAGTAATAGTTACATATTGTGATGCAGATACCCATGAAGTTCTAGGTAAGCTAACTGCTTCTGTATCGGCTGTTGAAGCTGCTGACTCTCCGACTGCGTTGTTAGCAGTAATTCTGTAGTAATAAGTATAGTTAGAACCTGTTAAGCCTGTACCAGTAGCTGTTGGAGTTCCTGGCGTAGACAAAGCTGAATATATAACCATGTTGCCAGTTTCTATGTTGAAGTAACTCATATTATCTACGGCATTGGATATGTAAACTCTTTTACCAGATTGACAGAAGTTTACCGTAGCAGTTGCATCATAAGCATTTGTTCCACCTGCTGCTACCCAAGTTTCACCGTCTTTACGAGTATGGACTTTGGCTACACCTGCTATTACTTGCATGGATATGTCGTACTTTACTGGACTACCAGTTGACGTATCTATATAAGTGCTAAAACCTAGTGCTGTACCAAGTGGCTGTTCACCCATTAAAACAAGTGACATTCGTGGTCGTGGTAGGTTGTCTTGGTCTAATGTAGCGTTAGTAAGGTCAGATAGTGCATCTAATGGAGTTCTGGAGTCCTGAACGAAGCTTTGATAACCCTTGACAAATCCTTTGCCACGTGGAGAACCCTGAGTAATAGATATTACTTTACGCTTTTTCTTTACTACGTCAGGAGTAAACATTATACAGTCCAGTCCACATCTGGTCCGTCAGAAACCTGTGGCATATTATTGACTATTGTATTCATCTGTAGAAAACCAACATCATTGTTAGCGTTTGACATCTTGGTATATAGGTCATTAGCCATACCTGCAAGGGTAGGAAATTGGTCATCTTTTGCAGGATCGTTACGAGCTAGCTCTGAAGCTACTATGTAAACAAGCCAGTTTGGGTCATCAACAGGTACTATGTCAGTTGCTAGGGCTATTTCATCAGGTATGTAGTAGCCTGGTACTGTCAAAGTTCCAGCATCTACACTTGTTTCAATGTCTTGTGCAAAGGTTATCTTCTTAGGGTTTGAGCCATGTACATAGGTTGATTGACCTGACGGTACACTACGTTGCTGTGCTTTTATGATTGGGTAGTCTAGGTATGAGCCGTCAGTCTTAGTCACTCGTGCATAGTCTGAAGATTGGAAGAACTTACGAGATAGGTTATAGCTAGTGTTAGCTGTGTCTATTATTGTAGTCCTAGTGAATGTCTTGCTTGATGCAGTGTTAGAGAAAGCTACCGTTACTGTTAATACAGTATCTGAAGTTATTGTGTCTATAGTCCTTACTGTTTCACCTGATACTGTTATCTGGTCGCCCACTTCGTAATCTGTAAAGTATGTACTTGTACCAGTCAAAGTAGTAGTTCCAGTAGTTGCTACTGTTCCAGGCTCGTTCTGGGAAGCTGTTTCAAATAGTGAGTTCCACTTGTTTCTGGGGTCAGTTGCCCATTCTTGTATCTTACGGTTGGCTATGTTTATAGCTACTATTGCCTTGTCTGAACCCCACGCTGGAGTTCTACTAGCTATTTTGCCTCTGTAAGCTATATATATTTCGCTTAATAAATCGCTTGCAATCATGTTGTTACTCCTTTGAGGCTATCAACAGTCTGGCAAGTCTCTTGTTTTAATTTTATCATATCATTAACTCCTTACCGTTATCTTCTTAGTTACTGCTTTTTGGGCTACTACTTTCTTAGGTGCAGACTTCTTAGCAGTCGTTCCAGCAAGTAGTTGGTTTAATTTACTGAATGTGTCAAGTGAAAGATTGTTAATCTCAGTTCGTGAAGTATCTTTAGCTGTTGAACCTCTACCGCCACGACCACCTGACCTACCCTTATAACCCCTAGCAACCAATCCTAGTTTGCTAGCTAGTGTCTCTTTATTGATAAGTCCAGCATCATATAGTTGTTTTTCTACTGCTAGTGCCTTGTTGATATTGTCGTCATTTATTACACCTCTGTCGTAAGCATCTTGTAGTTTTTCTTTAGATAAGGAGTATAGATCTCGTTCGTCTTCATTAAGATTAGAATTGTAAGCTTTTCTAAGTATTGACTTATACTCTGATTCTTCTTCTAATTTTCCAAGTGTTCCGTCAGCTTGTTTCTTCTTGAGGTTTGCCCATTCTTTAGCTATTTCATTAGTAATGGTTGGTGCTTCTACATCTTTAGGTAATCGGCTAGTAAGGTCAGACTTGATGTTGGTATCAGTACTTTCTTTTTTGTTCCACTTAGCTTTGCCCTCGTCAGTAAGTCTGTTCTCGGTTATAAGTACCTTTTCTGCACTTGCGTCAATTCCATCTGGTAGTTCTGGATCGTCAGAGAAAGCTTTTTTAGTGGCTTTGAGTGATTTCAGGTATTGTCCTGCTGTTGCATCTTCTTTAGCAAGTTCTTTAAGTTCTTTCTCGGTGAAGTCAGCGTATTTTCCGTCGTATTCTTTTTTCTGGATTTCTAAGGCCTCGTCTTTAGTAAGTGAGTTGCCAGTAGCTTTGCCTTTAACTTCTGCTTGTTTTTGAGCTTGTTTGCCACCTTTCATATACTTAGGGTCATAAAACCTTACAGGTGCTTCTAGTGCGTTTGATACTGTTTCTAGCCCTGATTTCTTCTTAATACCAAAAGCATCTTTTACTCCCTCTGGTAATCCCTGTCCTACTAAATTCAATCCCTCTCTCATCCAAGGTTGCATAGTACTACGAGCAACATAAGCTCCACCTTGAGTTAGTCTTTGTGGTGCTGGTGCTTCTGGGTCTACTATTTGTTGTCCGAAGTAGTTTTGATTAGTTAATAGTTCCCCTGCTGTTCTAAGTGGCATTGAACCAAAACTTGTTAAGTTCTTACCTGCTTCACCAAAGTTACCTGTTGCTAAATTGCCTACTAATCCTGCTGCATTTCTAGGTACTGTTGCAATACTCGGTAGGAACGGAATACCTAAAGTCTTACCGCCTGGGTCTACTCCTGGAATAAGTAGTTTGTCTTTCTTTCCGTCAGGGTTTTCCCATAAGTGAGTTCCGTTTAGTTCATAGTTTAAAGCATCATATCCAGCGTACATTACTGCTGCACTTACTAAGAACTTAGCATTATCTCGGTATTCTTTGCTTCTTATATTTTTAAAGCCGCCTCTAGGATCTAGTGCTTTAGCGTTCTTACCCCAGAAGTTAAGCATAGACTCTCTGAATCTCGGTGCAAACAGAATTGCACCTGAAGCGTTGTCGGCTACTTTTGACCTAGTTGCGTTTGAGTACAAGTCTCTAATTCCGTAGAAGTTCTTAGTTGATTCACCTGCTATTCTTGCAGCTTCTTTTGGACTTAGGTTTCTCTTTAGTCCTTGTTTGTAAACATTATCAAAGTGTTCTACTTCTAATATAGGCATAAACCTAGAGAATGTTGAGTCGTTTGTAAGTTCGTTCCACGCTTGGTTTATTCCCTTACCTACGCCTTTTTCGTCAAAAGCTTCTGTAACTCTACCCATACCTTTTTTAGCACCGTCTGATAGTGAGTATCTAGTTGCGATTCCCTCTTTAGCCATTAAAGCCATTGTTGGTGCTTTTTTCTCAAAGTATTTCTGAGAGAAGTCTTTGCTTAATCCACCGTAGAGTGCTTTACCTGCTTTGATTGGGTGTAAAGCCATACCCTCTTTCATTATCTGCATAAATCCAAAAGCGTTTATTGGAGTGTTTGGAATACCACCAGATAATACGACTGACTGCCAAAATGAGTTAAGTCCTGCACCTTTTTCAAGTATTTGTTCTACAGCGTTTGTAGCTTCTTTTGAGCCAAACATTGTATTAAGTTTGTCGGCTACTTCTTTTTTAGCGTAGTAAATTGAGCCGTCAGAGTTTTGCAATCCCTCGGCTATTATAGGTCGCATACCTCTAACTGGTTCGCCTCTACCCTTAACTACTAGTCCGTTCTTCTCTAAGTCATTTAAGAACTTCTTACCACTTGCGGCACGTTCTAGGTTGTCATAGTACATTTTTAGAGCTTCGCCTGGGTCTTTAGTTACAAGTTTCCATTCCTGTAGTAAGTCAGATGTTCTACCCTTTTGTCGTGAACTACCAGCCATTAGTAAGTCATACTCGGCTGTAGTAATCTTATCGCCTGTTTTCTTATTAACGTATTGTCTAGGGTAGTAGTCATGTTGGTAGCCCATATCAATACCACGTTCTTTAGTGAAGTAGTTATATAGGTTGTCGTAGGTCTTTCGTAGGTCTGCTGAAGCTTGATTTACTTTAGGATTCTTAGATTCTAGTCCGCTATCGGCTGTTCTAATTACGTCTATAGCTTCGTCATCAGATAGGTCGAATTGTCTCTTGAAACTAAGTGCTTTCTGTTCGGCTGTAATCTTGGCTGCTTCTACGTTTCCTAAGTATTCTTTAGCTTTAGCTTCAAAAGCTTTTTTAGTTTCTTTATCTTTGAGCGTCTTGTTGTATATCTCGTCAAGTTGTTTTTCGCCAATATCAGGAGTATTATCTGGGTATGTCAAAGGTGATTGCTTTTTTAATTGCGGCTGCGGTGTCTGTAGGGGTCTGGATTCTTGTACGTCAGGCGTACGAGAGCCGAGACGTTGAGGACTGGCTTCCTGCGATACTCTCAGGAATGGTGGTGGTGTGGTTTCTGTGGTACGCATTGAGCTAGGTACATCTAGTTGTTTGCCAGTTAGTTGAGTTCTAGGTCTAGTAGGCTGCTGTGCTACTTCTCCTATGGGTTGCGAAGTTTCCGCTTCAAACTGTTGTCGATATTTCTGAGGGTTTGCCGCCATATCTTTAATAGTTGCTGTATCTACATTACGGTCTTTATATTTTGTTTCTAACCAGTCGTTATATCTACTATTAAATGTTCTAGTTCCACTATCTGTTGTAGCGTAGTCTTGTAAATTCAAGTCATTTATAGCATCAGAATAAGCATCATTCACTTTCTGTTTAGCTGCAAGAGCTGTACCGTTATTAGCTTTCTTAGCTGCCTCATATTCCGCTTCGGCTTTACGTACTTTCATCTTTGTTTCTGGACTAGCATCATCTAATGACACATAGCGTTTTTTACCACCCCAATCTTCAACCGTAAATCCGTCTTGATTCATACCAGTACTTTTAGTTCGTGCTATATCAGAATTTGCAATACTGTATCTATCCTTTGAAACTTGTTTGTTTGATGATTGCATTTTCATCTTGCCAGTATTTATATCTCTTTCAAATTTAGGTTCATTTCCGTTCAAAGCCGTATCATTTGCGTTCAACTGTTTGTTAATCTCGGCTAATCTTCGTCTATAACCAGCCAACTTACTTTGTGCCTGTGTTGGCGGTAGACTATTTAGGTACGGGCTTTCGATTGTGGCTTGTATGTTCCTAGCCTCTTGCTTTAGGGATTCTAGGGGGTCATCTTTTATTAGTTTGTTTAGTGGTAGTAGTGGGGAGTCGGCTGGTACTGAGCCTCTGTTTCCTAGTGGTTTAATCTTATCCTTAGCACTTCTAATCCTATCCCTAAGCGTTGTCTGGGGGTTCTGCAAGGCTTCTGCGTTCATCTCTTGGAATTGTGCCAATGTCTGCCTTTGTTGCTCTCGTGAGCCTTGTAGGAATGGAATACCTGTTTCTTTGCTAGCATCAAATAGGACTTGGTTCATTTCGTTTAATTCGGCTGTAGTGTAAGCGTCTGGGTTCTCTAGTTGCTTCATCTTGTCCATTACGGCATCAAATACGGCAGGGTTACGGACTACTTGGTTAGCTGGTAAGGCATCAGGACTACCGTTTATTACGGAGTTTACGTTTTCTTTAGCTATCTGTATTCGTTCTCGGATGCCACCTGGTTGGGCTGGTATGCCTTTTGAGTAAATGCCCTCATCCATGTTATTCCCCATTGTCTGTCGGAATCTAACTAGGTCGGCTACATCGTAGTCGTTTAGTTTACTAGGTCGAATTACGTTTTTGTTTCTGAGTGCTTCTTTGACTGGTTCAGCAACGTATTTATTTACAACTTTACCACCACCGTCTAAAGCACCTTGTGTAGCAATAGATAATCCTGTGTCAATAATTGCTGTTCCAACATTGTTGTCTTGACCCTTTGAAGTTCTATTACCTGCGTTCTGAATAGCGTCTACACCTACGTTGACTATTTTTTGAGGATTACCAGCGTATCTAGCTACTTTTGCTAGTTTATTGCCGTCATCTGCTATTTGAGATATTTTACCTGCTGCGTCTACAATAGGTTGACCGGCTTTAGCTACTCCAGGAATTTTACCTGCTGCTTTAAAAGGAGCTGCACCTACTTCACCTAAAGCCCAAAACATACCTGCCTGATGAGGTACTTGAGCTGTTCTATATAATCCAGTAGATAAACCTTTTTTCTTGACGTTTTCATCTATCAATCCACCATAGTCTTTCATTTGCTTAGTGAATCTGTTTACGCCCTCTCCAGGAGTTAGTAAGTCGTAAGCACCGCCCAAGTCTTGACCTGCACCTACAGTAGATCGTGCTATTGCATTAGATACAGCATCAAAGTCTCTGAATTGTTGACTAGCTATTGAGCGACTATTTGTTGGTGTCCTTTGCTTAAAAGTCCTGCCATTGTCGTATGGGTTTAGTTGGTCAAATATTCTTGAGTTAATTCCGTTGTTTGCTTGAGGAGCTTTTAACGGTGCTTGAACTCGTGGTCTTTGAGCTTGTTGCTGTGCATAGAATCTAGGTTGACCCCTAGACATTCTTCTCTGTTGGTCTGCCTTTGTATTTGAACTAACGGCATCAAGAATAACGCTGTCTTGCCATTGTCTAACAGCTTGGTCTTTCCTGTTTTTGAGCCATTTACCTAAGTCCATAGGATTGTCTCCTTTAGTATCCTAGTAGTTTGCGTAGTAAGTTTTCTTGGTTTACCTGTCCACCCTGTAAGCGACCTGCACCTCTAGTAAATCCTCTGTCTTGATAAAAACCCTGTCCTGGTACTGAGTCCATATCTACTGGCTGTACACCATTCATGCCTAAACCAAGACCGTAACTGAATCCTTGAGGGTCAATGTTATTCTCTGATTCCATACCTGTACCTTGTGTCGGAAAGTTCTGACCTCCCTGTAGGTCTTTAAACTGAGGATAGTTTCCTGCTCCATTTATATTTGCACCATAACTATGTCCGTCACCTACTGAAACCCCTATTCTTCCAACTCGAGATGAACCATCTTCAAATTGTTGAATAGGTTGTGATGGTCGCATCCTCATACCACTAGGCATTTGTGAAGCGTCTGGGTTTGCACTTGGGTTGCTGAATGTCTTGCCACCGTCATTCATGTTTACTTGGGCTTTTAGTTTGTCGAAAAAGTTCATTATACTTCTCCAAATTTCTTTTTAAGGTTTGTGCCGTAGTATCTAGTCTCGGCTGGTTGGTTGCTATTTAGTTGTAGTTTGGCAGGGTCTACTGAGTATTCTGAGAACTTAGCTGGGTCTGCTGTAACAGTCTTAGTGTTGTAAGTAGGCTTGTACTGTCCAAGTAATGACTGTAGTGTTCCAAATCTAGCGTTAATCTCATTCTGTGTTCCGTCAGTAGCAAGTCCAGCATCTTGTTCGTATGCTTGTCGTTTACCAAGTAGGTCAGCTTCTTGCTGTGTAATGTTATCTAGGAATGACCTTTTTTGTGAGTCACGTTGTGTCAATAGGTCTGCTTCGGCTGTAGTAAAGTCTTGGTCAGCATATATTCTTGCTTGTTTTATGTTTGCTGCATTTTCATTAGCTGTCTCAGTTACACCTTGTCTACGTTCGCCACCAGCTTTTCCTACTAAGTGTGGTGCTAGAAGTCTAGCTACGCTTGAGTTACCAGCGTTTGCACCCTGGAATACTCTTGAAAGACTGTTAGCTGATTGGTTTACAAACTTGTCTACTTGCCCATAGCCACTCTCTCTATTTCGTGTATTCTTAACGTCTTGGTCTGTGTAAGCTTGCATAGCTCTTGTTTTTTGTTCACCAAGTCTACGATTATTCTCAGTATAACCAGCTTCTATACCCTGAAGTCCTGGGTCTTTTTGGCTACCAATATAGCCGAGTAGTCTGTTGATAGCGTCTATTTGAGTCTGTGATTTAGCTTTTTGGGCTGCTGCTGCTGGGTCGTAATTGTTATTTGTAGGTTGTGCTTGTGGTGGATTAGGATCTGCTATTTGTGTCCATGCACCGCTGTTGTTTAATAAGCTTACATTTTCGTCAGTAGCAGATGAACCTACTTGTGGCTGCCATCCACTAGCTGCGTTTTTTGTCCATATATTGCCGTCTGCTCCTGTCCAGAATACGGCTTGTCCTGTTGGACCTGATGTTGGTAACATTATTTTTCTCCTGTCATTAAAACGATATTATTCCGTTTCAGCTCTCCCTGACAGGGTGGATATAAGTTCCCAAGATTGGGCTACAAAACTCTCTTTAGATAAAGCAGAGTTACTGTTTCTGTGTATATTATAACACAGATCAATCAAGCGGTATGATAATATCGCCTGTTTCAGTGTTTAGGTAGTTGGTTGAGCCGCCACTAGCATCCTGGAGAGTCTTACCAGCACTACCAGCAATCGTATGAGCAGATAGTGGCTCGTCCCATACCCCAGTGATACTTGGCATAGTTGCAATAGCAGGTTCAACAGGTAAACCATTCGCCCACAGGTCAAGTCCACCTAGGTCAACTTGGACACCAGCTGGATAGGCGATATTGAAGTCATCAACGTAGAAATAACGGTTAGTGGTGGTGGCGTCTGTAGCCCCTGTAATCTTCATCTCCACCTGTCCATAGCCTGTTGTTGGGGTGAACGTACAAGCTAGTTGTTGCCATGACCCAGCCGTTCCAGTAGCGACAGCCGTAACGGTCGAGGTTTGGTCATAGGTAACGGTCAACGTTGGTTTGGTGTGAGTCCCTGCGTAGTAGGCAGCGTTATTGATATACACCCAGCAAGTGATAGTCATGGTTTTGGTTTGGATGTTGCCTGTAGGGATAATCTGTTCCCAGTACATTGAATCAGTAGAACTTGTTGGTGTGAATCGCATGGCACTACCGCCTGCTGTTCTGACAGTAGTATCAGGCAGAGTTGAATGGGTACGTTGTATCTCGCCGTAGGTCATATAGGTACTATCGTCTTTATCTAGTAGGTCGTAATTTTGGAAGCCGATAGTAGAGCCGTCTACTGCGTCAGACATGCCAAGTATCTTACTAGTGACTGTACCAATGTTCAGGTCTTTTAGAGTCATGGTGGTGTAGGAGTTATAGTTGACAAATGGTGACATGATGCAGCTAACTAGACCGTTTAGCCCATAGCTGTCACCAACTACCCGAAAGTTGGTCATTGCCGAGAAGTTCCAAAACACAATCGAAGCGAAATCTACCGTGTTGTTCCGCCAATCAATATCAATCGCTGCACCGTCAACACGAATAACGTAACGACAGCCCCAAAAAATATTATTCTGAATCGTCGAAGCTGCCATACCTGAAGCGACACCTATAGCTTGTTGCGAAATATTGTAGAAATAGTTATCTTCAATCATCACACCCTTGTTGCGGAAAAATCCAGTCACTGGGCTACCAGTTGAGTTGAAGAATACGCTGTTTTTGATGGTGATACTGCCACGCACCGAAGGGCCATAAAAGACACCTGCCAGAGAATTACGAAAGACGTTAACTTTGTCGAACTCATAACGGCTCAAAGCCGAAGCGTTGACTGACCCCAGTAAACTACCCACCGCTGCCACCGAATAGTACGAGCAGTTATCAATACTACAGACCGTGGCGATGTTGGCAGGCTCATCGTAATATTGGGATGTACCGCCACTCATAAAGAACCCCACGCTCTGAATTTGGACACCTGATAATGTAAAGCCATTATGACCACCTAGAAATTGCGTTGGGGCAGTACCCGAAAAGTTAGAGGTCAGATAGAAGCCGTAACCGTTAAGCCGAAAGACGTGTCCGCCTGCCTTTCGGATAGCCGTCAAGATGTTGGTGTTGACGTTTATTGCCGTACCAGCAATGGTATCAATCGTAAATGGGGCAGTCTCGGCTACAGTACTTTCTAGGTTGCCTTTAGTGATGCATATCTGGTCACCAATTGCCCAGCCTGTCGAGTCGGTGGTCACAATGTCCTGTTGGGATATGGCAGCATCAGAAGCTAGAGTTGTGCGTTGGTAAGTTGGTATCTCGCCGTAGATATTGACCGACATCCGCCCCACTACGTTGGCACCCGAAGTTGTTTTACCGCATGTAAAGCCTGTGTTGATAGCAGTTCCAGAGGTAGCCGATTTGACTTCTACCTTACCCATTTGGGCTATTGGTATGCGGTTAGCCGAAGTTCCAGCCCTAAAGCCAGAGTGAGCCGACAATACGAACCAGCCGTCAATGTTCATGGTATAGGAAGCGGCAGGTGGATTTTCCCACTCAAACATAGCGTCATTACCAACAGTTGGTGTTGTTGAACGACAAGCAATAGCACAAGTAGAATTGGTTGCATCGCCAGTTGATAGTAGCCCTGTAAAGGTACAGTTCTGGTCGATAGTAATTTTTTCTTTAGCGACTGGTACATCGCCTGTCGTGTAGCTAACAGCGTTATCACACCAAGCTATGTAGGTTGGAGCTGTGCCATTAGAGGTCGATAAGTACCAGTTCTGTGAGCCAGCCCCCTGAGAGATGTCGAACCGCCATTTAGAAGCCGTGGTATCCACAGCGTAAGGTACGGAGAACTCAAACGGTGTATACCAGTTGGCTTGCGTGGTGTTAGCTGTTGAGTTGGATATTTGGGCAGCCGTCAGCGTAACCGAAGCCCTGGTTGTCCAGACCGAAGCAACGTTTTCTTGCAGCAGGACGGTGACATCTCTAGTAACATGCGCTATAGCACACAGTGGGATAATAAGCCCTTTACAGTTACCTGCATTGGCAAAAGTAACACCGATTTGGCGAGTCGTAGATAGGGCTAGGATAGTGTTAGACCAGGCACTTAGGTTATACGATTCTGCCCTGTAAAACCCGTTAACTGTCGATAGGTTGGTCGCTCCATTAGATACAATAACTGCCATCAGTTTGCCTCATATCCTTGTATTACTTCTTGAATCAGAGCGTCTAAATCTTCTTTTGTTGAACCCATATCGCCTGTAGTGATAAGGTCAGGCACTTCGACATCTCCCCCATCAGACATATTCCACTTAACATACGAAGCTTCGGTGTCAGAGTCAAGATTATAATATTTTTTGTAGGTTGCTTTCATTATGTTCCTTAATAAGTATAGCTAGCCCTATTATTCCATACTTTAGTAAACGCAGTTACGTCATCTGCAAATGACATGTGTCCTGTTGACTTGTTGTAACGCTTTATTTGCCAGGCTGCGTCTGTTACATCGCTCCCTGGTAAAGCCTTACCCAAATAAACAAGATTAGCGTCAGTTGTGGTATCGTTTCGTAATTCGTAAGTTGATGTTGCACCAGCTTCTACAGGTATCTTTCCGTCTACGGTCAATTCTACATTTACTGGTTTACCTGTGCTGTCTATATATGGTGTGCCATTACCGCCACCGCCTCCACCGCCACCGACAGGCTTATCAACTATCTCTTTCAGTAACTTGTTGGACTTCTCTAGCTTTGTTTCTACTTTAGTAAGGTCTGTGACTGGTATTTCAGGGAACTTAGGTATTTCTACTGGTTTCTGAGATTGTACGACCTTTAATAAATCTAACATTATGGTCTGTAGGGGCTTTAGATCTACTTCTTTTTCGTTAATTATTGGGGCTTTTACGTCTAATTTGAGTGCCTTTATTGCACTAACTACTTCAGAAGTGTCTAGCTTTACTTCATCTAGGTTGGTAACTTTGAACGAGTCTTTTTGTTCTGGTATCTTTGGAAGTGACTTAGGTATAAGCCCTAGTTCACGCTTCATGCCGTTTAGAGCATCAGTAACAGGCTTTAGGTCTAGTTTGTTACTAAGTATGTCCTTATCTAGTTTCGATACAGCCTGTACGACTTTATCGACATCAGGTGTAGATATACTTTTTAGTTGGTTTACTACCTCGGTCTTGGTAGTTTTGCCGTCCATGTACTTAATTAAGGCGTTGAACGCCTGAACCATAGTACCTTCAAGAGCATTGAGTTGAGCAGTACGTTGTTTATACTGCTCTAACTCTTGAGCTTGGTTTTCTTCCTGTTGGAAGTGTTGCCGTAGTGATGCTCTTTTGTCCATTACACTACCGCAGTCCTTGTTATAGGAGTAGTAGGGGTTAATACTATATCGTCAAACCATGCATCCATTATTAGAGTGGCTGTGCCGTCGTTACCTGTTACTTTTAGATAAGGCAAGATAAATCTAGTTGTTGCTCCAGTTGTTATAACTATCGAGTACTGAGTCCAGTCTGTCGTAGTTTTGACTAGTGTACCGTTTGTGTCTGTCACTGTTCCAAAAGTACCGTTTCGCTCCCTAACTTGTAGCGTAGCACCTGAGGTAGCATCTCCAGATACAAAGTTTGTTTTCATCCAGTAAGTTAGCGTATATGAAGTACTAGGTAGTACTGGTATGCCACTAATATTCCTATCTTCAACAGCAACACCTTTTGATGGTGAAACACTTACTGCTGCACCACTAGCGGTTGTCGACAGCTTCATGCTTGCAGAGCCACTATGATAAATAGATGTGTCGTATTGTATTGCGACCGAGCCAGTAATCCCCTGTACGCCCCAACAATATTCTTGTCCTGTTGGGTGTACTCCTCCAGAAGCAGTACCGTTAATCCATCGGTTTACACCTGAAGTTTGAGCTGCTGTAAATGGTGGAGAGTTTTCAAAGTTATAGTTTTTTACTAAGTTGCTTATTGGTTGTCGAGCTGATGCTACTGAACGTGTCATAATTTATCCTTTAATTGACGAATGAACGTCTTCCGTTATTAGTTAATAGAACATCCCACTGGTCGTTGAATGTGCCGTTGAGATTCTTCATCGCAAAGTCATTATTGAGATACTGATACCCACAAAACGAAAAGACATACGCAGATGTTACGCCTTGGTCTTTTAAGAACTTGTACATTGTTCTAAAATACGACACTCGCATATCAGCCGACATAGCCGTTAAGTCTGCTGCATCACTATCTAAATTAAACTCTGTGACTTGTAGGGTTGTTGGAAAAGCTGCTACTAATAGAGGTATTGGTGTTCTCATGTTAGTTTCTAAAATGTACTTACCAGCACTAATCCAGTTTGAGTAGCAGTGGTAGTTAAATCTATCTAGGTTTCCTATTCCCTCGCTTATCCAGCCTGTGTAGTCGTTTACATCTGTATCGTAGGCTACTAGTCCTGAGAATACTGCTTTAACGCTGTTACATAATGTCCTAAGATTAGAGCGTAAGGTTGAAGCAACTAAAGTAGTTCCGTCTATTCCGTAGTGTAGTTCGTTACCAATGGTAAATTCACTACATACATCATTAGCTTCACAATAGGCTGCTTCGGCTATTACTGCATCTGAATAAGCACTCCAGTTGGCTGCGGTCAGTCCACCAGAACGGTTTAGACCATAAAGAACATGAAATCCCCTACCATGAAAGTAGGCTGCGACTTCTCGCCATGAAGTATCACCTACTGATGGAATATGTACACGAATCTTATTTAAGCCAATGCTTGAAAAGTAATCAGCATCAGCCGCCATAGTTGCGGTAGTTCCTTTATAGTTGACTCCAAGTCCAGACCAAACAGCCATGTTATGCCCAGAAGATAGTTATATCGGCAGTTCCACCGATTGTTGCATATAAACCTGTGCTGAAGATTACGTCAGAACCGAAGTTTACGACAATACCTGAACCTGCTGCAAAAGTTATTGTGTTTACTAGAACTGTTGTAGCTGCTGAAGTGTTATCCCATAGCTTTAATGTTCCTGAGGTGTGTGAGTTTACTATAAAGCCACTAACAACTCCTGCACCTGTTTTAATAAGCGTTGAAGCTGATATGTTTGTATAGTTCACTGGCTTTCGTGTAAGAAGTCTGTTGTTAGTTAAGTCTTCTCCTGCTAGTAAAGTACCCTGAGTTTGCGTCTCATATCCATTTGCATCTATTTCTCGTCCTGCACTTGTTCCCATATTATTTCCTTTCTATGTTAGAAACTGGGATCGATAATCTCTTATCTTATTACCCATTCCAACCTCTAATTGTTAAGTTTATTGTGGTGGGGCTTTGTTGCCGTAGCAGTCATGTCTAAGACCCTGCTATCTGTGGCGTTAGCCCCTGTTGTCAACTAAGCTGTTCGTGTCCAGTTAGCTAATGCACCTTTAGCTTCAGCGACGTTCCAAGCCTTAGCGGTGTTTGCGCCACCACAAGCTAGAGTTATTTCGTCACCAACTTTACCGCCTGATTTGACGTAAGTTACACCTTTGTTTACTGCGGCTGTGAAACCGTTTCCTGTAACACCATCACCAGAAGCAGGAGTTACGATAAAGCCAATGCTTCCATCATCACCACTTCCAGCAGTTGAGCCACTCTTAGGTACTCCACCATTACGAAGTACTATTTCAGAACCAGCAAGAACAGTTGCAGATGCAGGTAGAGTTAGAGTAAGACCATCAGTAATGATGTTCTGCACCCAACCAAACTCTGTAGCAGCCAAAGTCTTAGTTTCTGATACGTTTATCCAAAGACGACCATCGTTGCCTTTGTATGGAACTGTAGGGTTTGCCATTGATTATTCCTTTACTTATTACTTTTTACTTGTTTCAGCTACAGGAGCTACCTTTGCTGTTTCTACTGGTGCTGGTCCAACATATTTGAACCCTACTTGTACTGCACCATCACTCATAGCTGAACCTAGTTTGCCATCGTGTTGGGTAACGATTTCTGCACCTGATTCTGGGTGACGATATAAACCTGGTAAGTTTCCTGTTTTTCCATTTCCATTTGTTTCTGACATTGTTAGCTCCTTTGCTAGTTATTTATTACGCCTTAGTATAGATACGTAGACCAGCTATTTTCTGTAAAGGCAAAAATGCGTCATAATAGCGTCTACCCTCAGCTACCCAGCCGTCAATACCTTGAACATCGTCAAGAGTACGAACAGAGTTGAACTTCATAGGTGATACTAATAGGTCATCTTTTACAATCATGAACTCGAACTTTGTAACGAAGTAGCTGCTTGGGCAAGTAACGATAGTTAAGCCGTCAACTTTTCCTACGATACCTTTTTTAAGGTCTGTGTAAGCAGTGTCACAATCTCTTACAAACTCAGGGTCTCTTTTTAGGAGGTTGTAGTTAGTAGGAGTGATGAACAATACACGACCTTCTTCTGGAACACTTAATTCACTCATAGCTGCTTGCTGTGCAAGAATCAACTGGTAAATAGTGTTGTAAGCTACTGCTGTTCCTGCTATTACACCCTTAGAGTTAGATATTGCATAACTTGTTAGGACTGATAGTCGGTAAACGTCAGTTGCTGGTGTTGATACTTCATCAACTTGTCTTTTAATAGCCTTAGCAACTTCTTGTGCCATCATGCTATCTTCGTAGTTTCCTCGGTCAATAGTGAACGTAAAGCTTTTATCTTGTGAAAGAGTGAAAGTTTGTGTTCCTGTTCCAAGTTCTACCAATGCACCAAATCGGTTAGTACCGCTTCGTGTGTAGTCTCCTTCAGCAACTGTATCTACGTTATAGATTGTTACTGAGTTTTTACCGTTAAAGTCAAGGCGGATGCCTTTGTTTACGATAAGGTCTGTCTTTGATTTAAGATGGTATCTCTCATCAAGGACTTTCAAATGTGCTGCTGCATAATTCTGAGCCAAAATTTTATCCTCTTTCTCTGTTAATCAGACTTTAGAATGTCAAGGATGTCGTCTTTTGCTGATTCTTTTGGTGTTGCGGCTGGTTTAGTGTCTGCCGTTGTTTGCATTTTCTTTGTAGCTCGCACCTGCTGAACAGCTCCAGATTTGACAGCTCCCTGAAGTAAGTCTGCTGTTTCTGTTAAATGTTCATATAGCGAACCCTTAACTCCTACCATGTTGCCGTTTGAATCGTAGGTGACGTAACCAGCGTTGTAATCACGCATAGCTTTGTCATAAGCCCTCTCATTAAACTGCTCCTTATTGTCTGGGTTAAAGATTTGCAGGGCTGGATTGGTCTTAGCTCGCTCAAACTCATTTATGAGTGTACTTTCGGTATGCTCAACAGTTCTTGCGTATTCCGATGCCTCCATTTGGCGTAAGCGTTGGTCGTATTCATCATCAGCACCGTTGATATGCTCTTGGGTTACTTGTTGAACACGTTGCTCACGTTCTCGGATAGCTGCTTGCCTCTCCTCGTACCGTCTACGAGCTTCTTCTTTGGGGTCTACTGTGGGTTGCAAGTCCTCAGCTTCTTCCTCTGGTTGCTCTACCTCTGGTGGGGTCTCAGGTTCAGATTCTGTTTCCTCTGGCGTTTCTTCGACTGAATCAACAGTTTTGTCTATAACTGGTGACTCGTCCTCTGTGTCACTTAGAGTTGATAGAATTGGGTCTGACTCTGGTGTTTCGACTGCTGTATCTACAGCGTCATTGGTTGAAGTGTTATCTTCGTCCATTTAATCTCCCTTATTTTACTGCCTTAAACACTGGCGAGGTGCTATCCGTAAGTGGATGATGCTCTTACAGGGGTGTAAGATAGGATAGTCTAGTTCAATGAACTATGTTTCTGGACTACCCTATGCTACAACTCTGTCAAGTAATCTATACTTATCTCCTTCCTTAGTTAATATCTTGCCCTGGGGAATATGCTGTCTAAACTTAATGCCATTGGCTGTTAAGCCTACTAGCCAGTTACCCTCTTGGTGTAAATCAACTATATGGTTAGTTAGTGGCATAGCATCTATGTCAAACTCGTACTCTGGTAATACTGGTGCTGTTGGTTTATCTTCCATTACTTTCCCTTTACCTCGTTAAGTGCAATAGTGAACTTGGTCTTTAGGTTGTCTAGGTACTGTTTATATAAAGCAGATGCTTGTAGCTCGGCTCTTACGTCAACTTCTGGTGTGGTCGTGGCTTGGGCGAATCGGTCTATGCTCATTACTAGTTTTATCTCGCTGTCTATCATATCTATAAGACTTTGTAGCTTTGGAGTTAGCTCGGCTATTTGCTGCCTTTGTTCATCCATTATTGCCTTAGTGGTTTCTTCTACTTTCTCATTACCAAAGATACCGTCTGTGTTACCGTCTACGCCTGTGTACATAAGTGAGTCGTCCATTACTGGTCTCCTTTAAGATAAGCTAGTATTTCTTCTTCTTCAAAGCCTTGTGCTCTAGCTTGCATGATTGCTTGGGCTACTTCTGGGGCAACTCCGTATTCTTCCATAGTTACCTGTAGTTCATCTTCACCTTGTGGCTGTGCCATTTCAGGTTGCATCATCTCAGGTGGCATTTGTTCAGGCATTGGCTGTCCTTGCATAGCAGGATCTAGTGGCATACCAGTTGCTGGGTCTACTTGTTGTGCCTGTTGTTGCATCATTTCTTCAGGGCTTATCTGGGTTAATACTTTCTCGGAGTCGGCTGTACCACTAGCGTTGACTACTTTCTTAAATGCTTCGCCTAAGTTGAATCGCCAGCCACTCTGTTCCATAGCAGGGATAATGTTAGGGTTGCTAGTAGCTATGTCTATAAGTTCTAGCCAACGGTTCTTCTCATCTTCGTCAGCTTCTGGTCGTGCATCGTACTCAAACTTAAATGTAGACTTAACATCTTCATATAGTATTGGTAGTTCGCCTGGTGATGGTTCAGGAGTGTTAGGGTTATCATCTAGGTAGCCAGCTTTAATTAGTCGTTCTATGTCATCTTCTGCTACGTCTAGTATGTCTGCACCTTGCATTTGAGCCATGTGGACGTTCATCATCTTCTCAGCCATCTTAGCTGATGCTGTGTCGGCTTTGTTGCGTAGGTAGTTGTCCTGTGAGTTAGTTCTGTCCTCTTGCATCTTTACGCCAGCACTTGTCTTACTGAAGTTAGGGTTGCCACTCTCGGCACTTACTGAGCCGTCTGTCCTACCCTGCAAGGTTTGTAGTTGGCTCTTGTATAGTCCGAAGTTGTTAGGGAACTGAGTATATACCGAGTTAGTGTTCTGTACTACGTCTATCTGAGCCTGTCCTAGTTGCCATAGGGCTTCTGGTGTAAATGTAAGGGAGTTGAAGTTAGTCTGGTCTGTTGGTCCTGATAGCTTTTTAGGTGGTTGTAGTCCTACCTGGGTAGCAAATACATGGGCTTGAGTCATATAGTCTAATACATTCTGGGTTGGTCCAGCTAGTTCTACTCGTCCGATACCGTATGGTGATTCTAGGTTCTCATAGCAATACTGATTAGTAATAGGTAAGTCACCTGTTGGGTCTGGGTTGCTCCAAGTACGGATGCACTTATCGCCTAGTGGTTTAGCAAACATATAGAATGGTGCTTCTACTCCACGTTGGAAACAAGCTGTAACTTTGATACCACTGGACTGTATCTGCTTCTCTCGTTCGTTGATGTTCTGTTCGTCCATTTCCTTAGTGGTCATAGCCATGTCTGCAAGTTCTTTAAGTAGTTTGACATCCCAACCACCGTTGTCTTTGTCTTTGCCGATACGATCTATTATCTTCTTGAGCTGTAGCTTAGTGTAGTAAACGTCTAGGAATACATAGTCGCAGTCATCAACGCTGAACTTACCTGGTTCTAGCTTTAGGTTACGGATATATGGTAGTGACCAGTCTGAGCCTGTATATATCTCATTAGATACAAAGAAGTTATATCGTGGTTGCATACCATACTTTAATGCTCGGTACAAAGCTATCTGTTCTTTGTCAAAGAATGGGGCTTGGGTATTAGCATTAGGTACAATCTTAGACTTCCATATAATGTTAGCTATTTCGTCTAGCCAAGCTTCTTTTCTGTTCTGTGATGTGAACTTACCAGTCTGCATACTTGGGTAGACCTGCATAGGTGTTTCTAGTAGTGCAGCAGCTAGTGAGCCGTCATTGACTCTTGGCATATTCTTGGCTAGTTGCTTAGATAGTTTGTTGCCAGCTATACGTTCGTATTCATCGAATGGTTTGAACCAGTCTTTAGATAGTTTATTAGCTTCGTAGTAAGCGTCTTGGAGTTCTGATTTCTCTAGGTAGATTGACATGTGTTGATGTTCCTTGTTTAAGGAAGTCATCACTACGTGGCAGCCTTCGTTGTTTGTATTATATCATAAAGTGTGCTTGTGCAAGCTTATTTTATATCAATTCCAGTTGTGGGTTCTCTTTTGCTTTAAGCTCTAGCCAGTATTTTATTCTAGCTTCTGCAATAGGTATGTATTCCTCAGTAAGTTCTACACCCTCAACGTATTCCCAACCAGCTTGTAATGCTCCTATCATCTCTGAGCCTGAACCACTAAATGGAACAAGTAGTCTACCGCCTGTTGGTGGTTTGATAAGGGTTGCTAGGTATTTAGTTAAGCTTAAAGGCTTTACAGTAGGATGGGAATTAGTTTGCTTAGCTTTTATTGAGCCATACTTACCACCAGCACTTGCCGTTTCTAAGCTACCGTCTTCTCTGATGTTAGCAGTTAGTCTACCGCCACCTGTTACTTGTTTCTCCTCAAACCCCTCCAGCCCTGCATTACGTTCACTCTTAGAGGCTTTAGCTGTGTAGAAAAAGCGAGAGGCAGAGCCTGAGTCACCAGCACTATATACACCATCGTTTTGTACACTTGCTCTAAATGTAGACTTTGCACCATTTTTAGGGTTCTTTATACCGCTACCACTCTTTGTCTGCGGAAACACCGCCTCTACTTCATCAGAGCCGTCATGGATTAGGTTTGCAGGGAAGCGACCAGATGGGTTAGCACTTGCTAGTGTGTTTGTGTTAATAATCTTTTTGTCAGATGATTGTACTGGTACTGCACCACCTGTCCAAGTATTTCGATTCGTTTCTTTAATGGGGTCGTTATGACCTACCCTCGTACCGTCTATATTCAACCCACCAGTACCATGCTTTAAGACGTTGTTAGCTACTGTTCCCTCTATAGGTTTACGAGCTAGTACACAAGGTTCGTGAGCTGGTTTAAGAGCTGTGCCGTAGCCGTTCCAGTGTTTAGCTTCATCTGTTGTGGGGTCAAGTTGTCCTATGCGTTCAGTCTTGGTGGTTTCGGTATCATAGTTCTTAGCTCTAAAGCCATGCTTCTTTGATTGTGCAGATATGCCCCAGTTACCACGCTCTAGCTTTTCACCGTTAAGGTCACTAAAGCCGTTCTTGCTTGCGTTACCTGTCGTTACTAATGCCTCTACGCTCTTGCCTATATTCAGCGACTTGGGAAAACCTGAGCCATAAATCCACTCAATCATGTCCCTAATCTCAAACCCTGCGTCTTCTATTGCTACTGCCATACGGTGATAGGTTCTACTTCCACTAAAGGCTAGTAGGTGTCCACCTGGTTTAAGTAACTTGAATATGTCTGCCCACATCTCTTGGTCAAAAGCTATTCCAGAGCTATCCCAGGACTTGCCCATAAAACCTAGTTCGTATGGTGGGTCACAAAGTATACCGTCAAACAGTTCACCGTCATAGTTCTTAGCCCATTCTTTTATGTTGGCATTGTTGATTTTGTGATTCATTTTTCCTCTACAATATAACTCTTTGTGATTAGTTTAATGTTACCGCTCTTAGGATCTGCTTGTACTACTATTGTTAAATGATTGGTTTGGCGTGAGTCTATGAGTTCCAGGCACTTCATTAGTTCAGTTAGGGCTTGAGTCTTGTCTTTAATTAGTTCTGGTATGCTGTACTCCACCTTAGTAGACTTTAATGCACCGTTGAAGTAAGACTCGTGAGTTGTTCGCTTGCCAAAGTCAATGTTCATTTATTAACCCCTCCATTATTTCCTTGCATAGTTGTTCAGGAACTCTTGACCTATCTTTATAAGTCTTTATCCCTTGAGTTCCAGTTCGACTTCCTCTAGGTGCTGATACATGGCATGAGTCACCGTTTTTACACATTGGTCTAGGTTGCCAATCAAAATTTGTCCATAAATCAGTAGGTTTCATTCTTGTGTCGCCATACTGACAATATGTAACTGTATTTCTTTTGAACCCCTGCATGATTGCTAATTTTCTTAACTTCCCTCGTGGGTTTTCTATTATCCAATACTTTGGCTTTAGTTCGTCAATTATTTGTATAGTTTTAGCAACCATTTGCATTGATGTTACTGCTTTGTCGCTCTTAGGTGTATGGTCTACGTTCCAATGTTTGCCAATACTTGCAACTGAAAATCCCTCGCAGGGTGGTGAAGCCCATATAATATCTGGTTTAGATGGTAGCTTACTTGTATCAAAGTTAAATATGTCTACCGTATAATCTGTACCAAATCTAGGATCAATATCGCTTGTGAAAGTTTTATGACCTAAGTTTTCTGCTACTTTGCTAAATGATTTAGTACCAGCAAACAGTTCTAGTATGTACATTTTATCCTCCCACCATAAAATTAGTTGGTTTATATTGTGGTATATTGTTATTCAACTTAACTGGTGGCATCTCGGTCTGGTACATCTGCCAGGCTATAGACAATGCCATGATAAGGTCGTCATGTGCGCCTACTTCTGCTTGGGCTTTCCAACTACTTGAGGTTTGACTGACGATAAATGAGAACATTTCATTGATAGTTGGCTTGTCGTATATTCGTATGAGCCTGTTATCAATGGCTTCTTTAAGCATCGAGAGCATAGTTGGACGTGAACTACTGGAGGTCGTCCACCCCAGTTTGACTGTATCTTCTGTGCTATCTGTCGTACCAATGTTTGTTTTCTCTGTATAAATACGGTACTTACCGTTCCTGTTGAGTGTGGCGAGCCGTTCAATCTCAGCCACGCCACCATTATTCCGTTCAAAAGCCACCACTGGTTTGACTCCTGTTTCATTGTGTATCCTTTCTAACTCGTTATGTATCATAGGTGTCATTTCTGTTGCTAATACTCTGGAGTGATAGACTACTGGAATATCTAGTTTAGTCTTAGATAAGAATTGTGCCGAGCAATAGTCAGTACCGCCCCATGCCGTATCTACTCCTACAACGTAGAACTCATCTCTTTTGTAGTCTCGGTATCTACGGAAGCTCATGCTGTTATGGGTTCTTTCGTTTGTTTTAGATAATCTCTGAGTGCGAACTGGTCAAAGTACAATTCCCCTGATGTGAGGAAGGCTACCTCGGCTGAACTTGGGTGTTCTTGGTCAAATAGTCTACCCAGTCGTTTCCTCTCTTTCTCTAAGAACTCTGGGTCATAAAAATCGAATGATGAATAGAAGTGTGCTTTGAAGTCTGTCTCTCCCATCTCTGAGTCGTTATAAAAGGTCTTGAAGTCATTGAACCCATTGGCTGTTGTCTCTACTACGAATCGACCTGTAGGCACTAGAGCTGTACCTGCACCAGCATGTATCTTGGCGAAGTGTTTATAAAAGGCTGCTTCGGACATGTGCAGATTAGTAATGGTTTTGGATCTACCAAACTCTGTGTTCTCTGCTGTACCAATAATGTATCTAGCACCGTTGATAGCGTTCTGTAGTTCGTACTTGGAGTTATACTTCAGGGGTATCTTAGTCTTTTCGTGTGCCTCGAAAGCTTTAATGTAGTGCTTAACTCTAGCCAGTAAGTCCTGTGCATTGTCGGCTATGTCGGCTATAACTACTGATAAGCTATTCTCTTTGAATAAGAAGTCACCTGTAAATGCTCCGAGTATAAATGAACTGAATCCCATCTGCCTACCCTTGAGAATTATATCTTTACCTGTTGCTTCCTCTACGAATCGTCTTTGTATCTTATTGAGTTCAAAGGGTATCTCTGTTCCAGTCTTATCTATAATCGTTAGGTTATCCTCTATAAAAAGGGCTGACTTAGTATAGGGGCTGTCCATCAGGTATACTTGTCTCTCATGTCATTATAGATCTGTACGAAGTTAGTTACATTAGGATCATCTTTGTTCTTACCTATACCCATTAACTTCAATGCTCTATCTGTTCCCATTAGTCTAGTTTTAACATCATCATCATTGAGTGCATCGTCTATTGGCTTCAATACTCTTTCTGGTGTAATGTTGAGCTTAACCCTTGCTAATTCTATAGCTTCTTGTATTGAAGGTTTTTGAAGGTTTTCTACTGCTATTGCATTTGCTACTTCTGGTTGGTCTGTATCGTATGCTTCTAGTGCCGCTACATAGTTTGGTTTGCCCTCTGCTATTCCCTTAACAAACTTAGCTTGTTTGGAAGTTAAGTCTTTCTTAGCCATTACTTAACCTTGTGAACCTTTACTTTAGATTGCTTATTATCTACTGGTACGTTTTTGTCTATAAAGGGTATTTTAATAATCTTTCCGTCATTGGTTATCATCCACCTATTTTCGGTTGGTATTTTAGCGTCCATTAAAGCTTTGTGAAGTTCTAGTAGTTGGTCATACTTAGGCATGTTCTGCGTCTTTCCTTAATTGTGCTATGTCTAGTGCTTCCTTGTCACCAAAGGCATCTTCTGTTTGTACTTCGTCTGGGTGGTAGGTTCTGACTTGTCGAGCAAATACTTTACCTGACTTCCTATTGAGTTTGGTAATAATGTATTCAACAATAGATCCCTCGTATTCAAATCTTAGTAACTGACCTTGTTTTAGCTTCTGTATGCCCTCTGGTGTGAATACGTCTCCAATATCTTCTGACTTCATATAGCTGCTCTAATCATAAAATATGCTAATGAAATTAAAAATACACCAAGTAAAAATACTGGTGCAATATAGTCATCTTCGTTCAATTGCTTCATCGAATACCCTCGTTTTCCTTGAAGTTAGTGTACTAATCATAGCACAACCAGTGTTCAAAGTAAATGGTCAGTTTTCAGTCTATGGCAATTCCTACATAGGTACTGGAGATTAGATACTTGATACTTTAATTGGGGATGTGAACCTCTAGGGTGTATATGATCTACGTCTAGGTTCTCGGTGACATTACAGTATCTACACTTATGTCCAAAGGTTTCGTCTAGGTATGGTATAGCTACTTCTTTCCTAAACTTAGTCCAGCGTTCAGCTTCTTTACCATAGGGTCTGATACGTCTAATCCTATTGACTATGGGTTTCTTTGGGTTCTTTATGCAAAAGGTCTTATAGTGCCTACCTGAGCATATTGTACATTTAGGTTCTTTCAATGTTCTATCTCCCAATGTATATCTAAAGCATCTCGGTAGTAGCAATCTTCTTTACATTTACTACAAACAAATGCTGACTTCTTCTTAGCTTCATCAGAACAGTAGGTACAGTCTGATTCAAATAGATCCTTAGTCTTATGAATAATATGAGTATCGTAAGCACCTAGTCTGTTATAGGTGTCTGATACTATCTCTTTTTCTATTTCACCATAGTTGTTATATGTTTCTGGTTTAATCATCCCTAGTTCCTTATTGTATTATTTGTATATTACTTGACAAGGTGTGGTATATAGAAGCTAACCACAAAGGCACTTTACCAATTCTACAGAGCAGGATAGTAATTACTTTAGCTTAGTTAGTTTATTATAGTCTTTCTTAGGTAGTAAGTACCATAGAACGCTACTTAACATAGTTAATTGAGCCTGAGTTGTTTCAGTATAAGGTCTATTAGCCAGCTCGTTATACCAATTCTTAAACTCATTGATATGATCTGCTTGTCTAACTTCTCTTTTCCTAAAATCTATATCTTTAAGATGTTCAAGTTTAACTTGCTTCATGTATTACCCTCCTTGTTAATGTACCTAGAGTTAAATTACTCCCCTGTCTGACCTTTATACGATAAGATAAAACGTTTGGTGAAGTTTGTACTGAGGTATCTTATAGTCGCCCTTTGCGTTACCCTTCCAACGCTCTGCCTTCGACTACTAAATGCTAGTTGACAAATAAGGCTTAATCGCTATACTAATGTATAGGTTAGAGCAAGCCCTCCGTTTATCGGGGGGTTTTTCTTATGTGCTGGTTAGAGCAAATAGTACCTAGATAGTACACCTTCATGCTTATAATGTCAAGAATGACAAAACCCACCTCTGCGAAGATGGGTCATATATCTGTTTGTTTTATAAATCAAAATAGAAAATAGTTGTAAATGAAAGTGTGGTCTAAGGTACTTCGTACACAGCGACATTTGAATTATACCACTAGCAAGTTAAATATTAGTTCTTTTTGTATCTACACTTAGGGCAAGTGATCCATTCTAGCCAATGTTCTTGGTCGTGCCATATTATTTCCCACTTAGCACCGCACTTAACGCAGGTCTTTTTTCTTTTGTGTGATTTATTAGGTTTCATAATTAAATAAAAGCCAGGGCAGTTGGGCAACAATGAAATACGAGATTTCCCCTGGCTTTGTTACATTATACCATACTTTTCCACAAGTATAAGCAAAAAAGGTCTTGATTTATTGCAACATAAGCGTATAATAAGGGGTGTAAACATAAGAAAGGGCAACAACAATGAAAGCAATAGATATAACAATACCAAACTCAAACTGGTTTGGTGATTTGGTCAATCAGACCGAGACTAGTCTTAGCTTCTTAACTATTCGCAAAAGAGTAGTAATAGACGTTAAGCAAGATACTCAAGTCTTTGAACTAAACGAAGATAGCGAATGGGTTTGTTCCCATGCCAATCACGAAATAGTAGAAGATGAATTTGACGATTCTAGCTACTCAGGTGAGTACAACTCATACACGTTAAAGGTATGGGAATGTCAAGACTGCTATGCTTGGCAACACTCTGAAGTAGATTGGGATGGAATAGTAATAGGTGAACCAAAGAAAGGAAACTGGTCAGATGAAAGTTGAAGATGCTATAAAAGCCAATGAACTAGTAACGGCTTTGCAAAACGGTATCGAAATGCAACGTGTAATACTAGAGGGATTACGTGATAGCCTACAGGAGTACAACGACTTCTTAGCTATGCAGATACGAGATATGCAACGACAAAGTGGTGAGAGACTTATCGGTGTGGTGGAAACAGTATCAAACTGTTGTGGCGTAAGTTCTAAAGGCGAGTTTGACGCAGTTAATAGGTGTTCATTCTGTTTTGAACATTGTGAATACATACCAGTAGAGGAGTCTGAATATGAAAGATGATATTTACTACGCAGCATTCTGGGGATTACTAGGACTAATGATTATATGGAGCATACTATGACAAGAGAAGTACAAGATACACTATTAAAACAACTGAAAGAACCGTTTGACCCTAAGTTCCTTAAATGGAGAGTTGGTCAGACTACTAAAGACAAGACCAAAGCTACAGCACTAGCCTACTTAGATGCTAGGGAAGTCTACAAAAGACTTGATGATGTCTGTGGCGTAGGTGGTTGGCAATCTAAGATCCTTGAAATGAACGGTGGCTTTATCTGTGAACTATCTATCTTAATAGACGGTGTATGGGTTACTAAGTCTGATGCAGCCGACTTTACCGACATAGAATCTATCAAAGGTGGAGCAAGTTCAGCACTCAAGCGAGCTGCTGCAGTCTGGGGTATTGGACGTTACCTATACTACCTACCTAGAGTTTGGGTTGGTTTAGATCAGTACAAACAACTTAAAGAAATACCTGAACTACCAGATTGGGCTTTACCTAGCAGTCATATAGAACGCTGGGAAGATGTAGCCGAGTTAGCTTTTGAAGCTAGTATAGCTGACCTAGACAACTCAGTAGATATAGAAAAGATTACTAAGATTGCTGAGGCATACAATGCAGGACATTAAAGACTACGAAGGACTTTATGCTATTACCAAAGATGGTAGAGTTTGGAGTTACCCCAAGAATGTCAATGCTAATAGAAAAGGGTTGTGGCTCAAACAAAATAAAAACCACAAGGGATATTACTGTGTTACATTGACTCGTGATGGTAGCAGAAAAAGCTTCTTTGTAGCTCGTCTGGTGGCTAAGTCTTATATACCTAACGATGAACAATTACCCCAAGTCAATCATATTGATGGCGATAAGTGCAATAATAATGTAGATAACTTAGAGTGGACAACCAACCAATTAAATACTAGACACGCTTATAAGAATGGGTTACGAATGGTTAAGACTACCGAGAGTGTTATGGCTAGTATTAAAGTAATGAATCAGATAGGTATTTCGCAAAGAGAAATAGGCACGAGACTTGGATTAAACCAGTCTACTGTTTCAAGAGTGTTATCTGGAAAGACGAGGGCTTTATGAGCGACCAAATACAAGGAAGCGAGGAGTGGTTTCAGGCGAGAATAGGAGTAGTCACAGCATCAAGATTTTCTGATGTACTAGCATCTGTAAAAAGTGGCGAAGCTGCTGCTCGATATAACTATAAGGCTGAAATAATCGCTGAACGGCTAACTGGTCAAAGAGCAGAGTCTTACACCTCACCAGCTATGGCTTGGGGCAATCAATACGAAGCCGAAGCTAGGGCTATCTACGCTACGATTACAGGCAAAGAAGTAGCCGAGACTGGTTTAGTTAAACACAAGACTATTAAAGCAGGGGCAAGTCCTGACGGCTTAGTAGGTAGTGACGGACTCATAGAGATTAAATGTCCAAATACTGCCACTCATATTATGACCCTACTATCTGAAGTAGCACCTAAGAAGTATTACGCTCAGATGCAAGGGCAGATGTGGATTACTGGTCGCAAGTGGTGTGACTTTGTAAGCTACGATCCTAGACTTGACCCTAAAAGAGCAATCTTTATTACTAGGGTTGAGCGTGATGATGACTACATAGAGTCACTTGAAGATGCTGTACTAGACTTCTTAGAAGAAGTAGACGAGTTAATAACACAGTTGGAGGGCATGAAATGATTACTAAAGAAGCAAAGCGTATTTATGACAAATCTAGGTATGAATCTCAAAGAGAAGTTATTAAAGAAAGGGTGCGTAAATATCGTCAAGACAATCTTGAAAAGGTAAAGAATAGTAATAAGGAATACTATAAAAACAACAGAGTAGAACTTTTAGCTAAACAACAAGAATATGGCAAACGACCTGAAGTCAAAGCTCAACGTAGAAAATCTATGAACGCTGCACATCTTGCTCTAAAAATTGATACATTTATTCACTACTCAGGTGGTTATTATCCTTCTTGTAACTGTTGTTCTGAAAATAGTTTAGACTTTCTAACTCTCGACCACATTAACAATGATGGTGCTGCTCATAGGAAAGAACACAAATTAAAAGGAGCAAAGATTTACTATTGGTTAAAAAGTAGGGGCTACCCATCTGGTTTTCAAGTATTGTGCTGGAATTGTAATGCTAGCAAAGGATTATTTGGAGAATGTCCACACAAGGAGCTAGTATTATGAGTCAAACTTTTCAAATACCAGCAATATTAGATGGCGTAACTCCTAGAAAAGACGGCTCAGTTACACTAAGATTTGTAACTAATGAAGTGACTAAAGCTGACAAGGTGATGTTAATGGAATACTACCAGACATTTGGTTGGTTACTGTTTCAGGCTAACGAACACCAGGAGTCCGAGATACCCAAAGAACTAGCCAAGCGAGATACAGGGCAATCACCAAGCCAAAGACTACGAGCCGTACTGTTTGTTATGTACAAGCAGATGGATATTAGTAGCGACTTTGAGGTTTGGTATAGCCAGCAGATAGAAAAGTTTATAGATCGTGTAAAGGAGAATTTAGCATGAACGTAAGCCAAAGAGTTGAATCAATATTAAAAGCATCAGTAGACGCCAGGAACTCTGATACCGAACTACTTATTATATATATGCTCAAGAGTGGTATGG